TTAAAAAATAAAGAGGAATCCCCTGTGAACGAATTACAGCCAAGTCAAACCACTGAGACAACCCCTCAGTTGGACGTTGAAACGCTTAAACAGCAACTACTACAAGAAGTTATGGGGTCACTTAGCACTTCCCAACAACAAGAAGTGTTCAGTAAAAACCAAAATGAAAGTATCAGTGCTGCACAAGCTGTATATGGAGATTCTTATGAGCAGAAACTCCGTGAAAGTGCTAAGGACTTCGGTATGTCTGATGAGGACATTATCAAAGAGGCACAGGCTAATCCAAAACGCTTTAAGAAGTTATTTGGTTTAGATAAACAACCCAAAACAACGTATAACCCTAGTAATTCTGTGTCTGGTTTTACCCAGAAAAAAGAAACTGGTCTGGATTTTTCACGGGGGTTTAACGACCGTACACGTGTTAATACAGCAGTAGACAACTATCGTAAGATTGCAGAAAAACAAGGCGTTAAATTAGATTTTTAATTGAGGAAATATTATGTCAACTTTTACTTATGCAGCAGTACCTAACCTAGTTCGTCAAGAGCTATATCAAGGTTCTTTAGAAAAACAATTCGATGATTGGTTAATTGGTCGTCCTTTGTTTGATGATAAAACAGGTATCTTTCCTGATGGTGACTCACTAGATGTTACCTTGACGGCAGACCGTGATGTAACAGATTACACAGAGAATACACAGATTAGTTATGACGGTATGACTACTTCTCGTAAATCTCTTGCTGTTACAGCATATAAGCAAGATGGTTTCTTTGTAACAGACCGTATGAAGCAAGATGCGCATCAGTCAGAAGCTTTCTTCCAAGAGAATGTCCACAAGTCTGGTATTGCTATGGCTACGGATATGGAAGTTGCCTGTTTAGCTACAGCTAACTCTCAGACTCTTGGTAATGCAAATGCCATTGGTGGTGTTGCTCACCGCTTAAAAGGTGCTGGTACTGGTGGTGCACTTACTCTTGAAGATATCATGTACATAAAGTACGCTTTTGATAAGGCTTATGTCCCTACCGAAAATCGTGTATTGATTGTTACTCCTGAAACTGAGTACGAACTTAATAAACTCTTGAATATTACTGAAGTAAGTAATGGTTCTCAGTTTAACTTCGACGTACAGGGTCTAGTTCAGACTGGTTTTGGTGACAAGCTAAACATTGTACGTAACATTGCTGGTATTAACATTATGGTTAGCCACAATTTGCCAGCCGTTACTGCTGAGTCTTTATCTCAATCTGATGGTACGGGTAGTGGTGTAATTACTGGTAAAGCTTGTGTTGCAATGTCTATGGCTAGTGACACTTCAATGCCGTTTATGGGTGTTGTACGTCAACGTCCACAGACTGAGTTCTTCCGTAACACTAACCTGAAACGTGATGAATGGTCTGCTACATGTCGTTATGGCTTCGCGCTTAAACGTCCTGAAGCATTGGTTAGTATAGCAACACCTGTCTAATTAATAGGTAGCTTTTAAAAGGGATTCTTAGGAGTCCCTTTCATAAAGTTCCTTGGAGAGAAAAATGAAAAGAACATTATTACAAGTTACACAAGAGTACCTTGACGCGACAAGTGGTTTCTACGTAGATAGTATATTTGATACAGATGAGTCTCAGCAAGTAGCTAAAATAGCAGAGCGCATGTATTACCAAATGGTGCAAGAATACGACAATATCTTGTTCACTATGGATGAGTTAACTCTAGAGTCTTTGTCGGATGTTACCCGTCCTAATTATATGCTGCTACCTGAAAGAGTACAAAAAATACAAGAAAGTAAAGTATGGTATGATGTCTCAAAGGAAGCTGGTGGCTTAGAGTATAGACTTGTACAATACCTACCTCCTCTTGACTTTGTTGAACACAGCTTGCATTCTGACACTTCAGATTCTATAATAGTGGAAGGTTTCAATGGCAGCAAAATGTCTATTAAGACTAATCAGTTCCCTACTTATTTTACCTCTTTTGATAATATCCATGTTGTATTTGATTCTTATAATAGTAAATACGATACTACCCTTCAAGCAAGTAAGACCAGATTTGTAGGCTCACAAGAAAAAGTATTCTTACAAGAAGACTCTTTTGTAATACCTATTCCTAATCATTTATCTGAAACGTATTTAGATATGTTTCTTAATGAAGCTCTTACTCTTGTACATCAACAGCCAATAGGGATGATTTCTCAAAGGGCTAGAGCTAAAAAAATTAAACTTCAACAAGACAACCGTACAATAGGTCAAGGTAGAAGTAAGACATCCTATGGTAGAAAAGGTTTAAGTGGAAGTTACGTACCTAGAGGACATGGTGAGTAATGAGTATTGAAACCGAATACAAACTTATTTTTGATGGTTTATATAAATGGAGTAGAAGTGGTAAAGTTGCTGAAGCTCTTAATGGTAGTTTTTTAAGACGAAGAGATGCTTTACGGGCTTTTGAACTTTACGAATTAAGTAAAGAACCTGCTATATCTTCTGTTGAAAAAGAAGTTAACTTAGAAACTTTAAATTCTAAAGTAGATTTATTAAAGTGGGCAGAAGCAAACGGATTATCTGTACCAGCTAAATACAAGCAACCCAGTGCCATTAAGAAGTTTTTAATGGGTGGACATAAGGATTAAAGATGCCTAGAGCTTCAGGTCAAAAAGACTACCTTTCTTTAATAAAAGGTTTAAATACAGAGTCATCGGCTTTAACTTTTCCTGAAGGCTTTACAGCGGATGAATTAAATTTTATAGTTGATAAAGACGGATTAATTCGTAAAAGAAGATTAGGGTTTGAGGAGTTAGTTACACCTTTTACTGTCACACGTAATGAGGCAGAAATAGAAAATGTATTTTATTGGAGAGGTCCATCTATTGTATGTGTTATTGTTACAGATGCTACACCTCAAACAGCTATTCGTTTCCATGCGGTAGATGCCGATTTTACATTTATATCTGAAACAATTCTATCTACATCGGTTGTTAAAACACAATTTGCAGAAACAACTAACTACTTAGCTATTACTACAGATACAGGAGAGAGTCCTGTTTTGTGTAAATATACGGAGTTAACTAAAGAGATAACTCTTAGTAACATAAATCTTCATGTACGGGATTTTGAATTAGTAGATGATGGATTACAAATATCAAACAACCCCACAAATTTAACTGACAATCACGAATACAATTTATATAATGTGGATTGGCATTTAATAAGACCTGATGCGGAGGCAGCTCACGCTGATAAACGTGTTATTACAGCTTATTTTGATTACACAGGTGTTTATCCAAGCAATGCTCAAGTAGCTTCTATTGGTGTTATTATTAATAGTAATGGAAATACAGAGTTTTCTTCTAAAGATGTAGAAGGAGCTAACTTTGGTAATAGTAAAGCAGGTAGGGGTCACTACGTTTATAACGTTAACGCTTTTGATAGGAATGTAAGAATGCTTACTCCTAATATAGATGGAGCGCCTAATACAACTTTAACTGCTCTTGGGTCAACTTCTTTTCCTTCTATCCCTACTTACAACCCTGATACACCTACTGACCCAACTAATCCTGATGGTGGTGGAGGGATACCCCCTTATGAACCATTTGATGATCGAGATCTGAAATAATGGTAACTACAAAATTAAGGATGTCACATGGCAGTAGATAGCCCTAAAAAAGATTTTAAAAACCCAGTGTCTTGTGCAGGGGCTTTTGGTCGATTCTTTTATGCTGTAGATAGTTTAGTGTATTACAGTCAGGTAATGCAAACAGAAGATGATGCAGGTAGATGTTATCAACAGAATGACCCTACAAGCACTGAATTTCCAGATTTACTAGATACAGATGGTGGTGTATTAGAGCTAGAAGATACTGTGCGTATAAAAGCTATGCAGGATTATAGTGCAGGTATTCTTATCTTTGCTGGTAACGGTGTTTGGTATATAGGTAATCCTGACGGAGGATTTAAAGCTACAGCCTTTAACGTAGAAAAAGTTACAGACCGTGGTATAGATAGTCCTCATAGTATTGTATCAGCAGGTAATGAGATATATTATTTTTCTAATAATGCTATTATGCAATTAAGTATTAACCAGTTTGGTACAGTGGATGCCGTAGATATTACCGAAGCATCTATACGTACACATTATTTAACTAACCTTGTAGGTAAAGATGCTAAAGGTGTATACAACTCTGCTAATAAACAATGTGAGTGGTGGCTACCTAAAATAGAAGGTAGAGGATTAATCTTAGACACAACTATAGTAGCATTTTATCCACAAAAACAACAAAGTCCCACTTATAAGCTTAGTAGACCTTTTACTGTAGCGAATGCTCTTTACTATCCATCTTCTATTCAAACAGCTACAGATGTTATGTACTCTTTTTCTTTTCGTAAGAACACCTTGTTTAAAGATTTTGGTACAGACCAAGATGCGTACCTTGTAACAGGGTATGAGACACTAGGTAAATTTTCTAATAAGAAAGCTGTATCACAAGCTAGAGTGTTTTTTAATAAGACAGAAAAGAATATAACAGGATATGGAACAAACAGTTATATCTTTGATTACCCTAGTAGTTGTTTATTTCAAGCTCGTTGGGATTTTGATAACAGCGCAGTGTATGGAAAATACACAGGAGTAATTAATGGTGTAGGCAAAGGTAAAGTTATGCAATTGTATAAACCAATGCAAAGAGGATTCATACCTGATGCTTATCCTTATGTATTTGATACAGGAGAAAGTATTTTATCTAAGAAATTTAATATTCGGGGTAATGGTGATGCTGTTCAATTCGTATTTCAAACAGAGCCAGAAAAAGATATGCAACTCTTAGGGTACTCCGTAGGTTACACCATGAGGGCTAGAATGTGATTAGTCAAATGATGGAATTTGTAGAAGGCCAGACTATTTTACAAAAAGCTTTTTCTTTACAAGAAGCTATGGAGGATATACCCGAAGATGAGAAACTTACAAAAGAAGATTTAGAGCCTATTCATTATTTTGCAGATGGTATGTACCTTCGTTCTTTATTTATTCCTCAAGGAGTAGCTGTCGTAGGTGAGATGCATAAGTATTCCCACTTCACTATTTTAGCTGAAGGTACAAGTACGATAGTTAGTCAAGATGGAGAAGTTAAAGCTGTAGCACCTTTTGTATTTACTTCTACACCCCATGCTAAAAGATGTGTATATGCTGATACAGATTGTACTTGGATTACTGTACATTTAAATTTAGATAACTGTACTGATACCGAAGAAGTGGCAAACAGGCATATTATTACAGATAAAAAAGAACTATTGGAGATATTAAAATGACTTTTGGTATATCAGCAGCTACCTATGCTGCGGTTGCAGCCGCAGCTACTGTGGGTTCTCTTGTTGTTGGGGAGAAGTCCCGTAAAGCGCAACGGAAAGCAGCTCGTAATCAGGAAGGTGTAAGGAGAGCGCAGCAAGCCAGAGAGCAGATGAAAGCTGTACGAGAGCAACGTATAGCTCAAGCACAAATAGTCCAAGGAGCAGCCACAGGAGGCATTTCAGGGAGTAGCGCAGCGCAAGGTGGGTATAGTGCTGTTGGATCACTTACAGCAGGTAATTTACAATTTGGTAATCAGATGGATTTCTTTCAAACAAAGATTGCAGGTAATATGAATAAAGCGAGTCAATATTCAGGGCAAGCATCTATGTTTGGAGCAGCTTCGAATTTAGCAATGATGGGCAGTAGTCTGGTTAATACGTCTCCAGCTACTCCAGCAGCATCATCAGGAAGTGGTTATGGTGTGCAGGGTGGAATGAGTGGCTCTAATGCAAGTCATGTTTCTAGTGGGATTTTTTCTAATCCTCTTCCTCCTTCACCTTTTGGAGGGTAATGTAAATGCGTCAAGTAGAAACAAAAGAAGGTACAATTGAGTCGCAACCTGAAGCTAAAGATAATCAAGCTAAGGCTGTAGAGAAGGCTAAGGACTTAAAGGCTAAGGGTTATACTCTGGATGATATTCGTAAAGCTGGAGCATTAGAAACAGAACTTGTCTCAGATAAACCTACTACAGAAGCAGGGAATAGCACTTTAAGCCGATTTAATCCTGAAGCTGTCAAATCCCTAGAGACTGCTTTTGAAGCCCTTGAGATGGAAGAAGGAAAAGCTGGAGCAAAGAAAGGAGAGTCATTAAGAGTTGACCCTAATCCTCCAGAAGGACTTCAAGGTGGTAAAGTATGGGAGCAAAGAGAACCTGATGTTGTCTTAGATACATCACAAGATTTTTCTTTTGGGGACGAAGCTGAACTTGAAGCATTTGATTTTGGAGAAGTAGAATCCATTCCTTTCATGCCTATGTTTACGGAGCATGCCTCTAAAGAACAAGCTGTTATAGCCAGTGCTAAAACAGGCTCACCTGTAGAAGTAATACAAAAGCAAATTAAAGCAGGTGACTACCAGATGGTAAGCGAAGCCTCTAATGCTTTTGGAGAAGAATTCTATGGGGATATGTTTTCTCTATATGAAAAGAATATAGAAGAAGCTAACACACCAAAAGAAGTGGGGGTGTTACTAAAAGAGTTAGAACAAGAACTTCAACGTAAACCTACATTAGCAGAGCAAAGAGCTTCTTATGTAAAAAATATAATCCGTACAACAAAAGGTTACGAAGGTGAGACGGATATAGAAAGTTTACATCCCGTTCTACGAGAGTCCGTTAAGAATAACTTAATGTCTAACAACCTTTCTAAAATGCAAAATGAAGCCGATAGTAGTGCTACTTATTTAGGTATGTTTGTTGATTTTTTAGAGCTTACAACTCTTGTAGGAGCTGGCTCAGAAGAACTTTTAAAAGGGGCTTCTGATATATACGCCAACTTAGACAAGATGGATGGACTCCCTTTTGATAAACAAATGGCTCTTATGGAGTCAATGGTTGAAGCAGCCAAGAACCAAGAAACATATTTATTTAATAACAACAACTCCTTCATTGCTAGTGGGCAAATTGATACCCTATACAACGCTGTACTTCAAGGTGCAAGAATGAAGTCAGAGGGTTACACTGAAGCTGAAGTAGGGGCTATGCTCGAAACAGGTTTTAATGGAACTCTCTTTATAACACAGGCTGCTGGTTTAGCTAAGAGCATAGGAGCAATGGGTAAGTTTCTAATGCGGCGTATCCATTCTAGTAGAAATTTAGCTGAAGCTGCTAAAGAGCAAGAAGAATTAATGCAAGGGTTATTGCGCTCAGAAGCTATAAGGCGACTGTCCCCTGATAATGCTCAATATAGAATGGAAGGGACTAGTCCTTCTGCTCCTCAAATTATAGAAAAAACTACAGATAAAAGAGATGCTCTCACTAAATCTGCTTCTGCTAAAGGTTCTCGTAAAGAACGTAAAGCCCTTGAATCAGAAAAGAAAGATTTAGCAGTGTTATTAAATAAAACAGAATCAGAGGACTTAAATAAGAAAGCTCGATTGTTATCTAAAGACAAAAAGATTAAATTTAAAACGGCTTTAAAAGAAGTTAAGGCTGAAAATGATGCATTTAAAACTACTATAAAAGATAGACAGAAAGTTAATCAAGAACTAATCACAGATTTTGATATTGCTGCAAAAGCAGAAAGTGACCTTTCTCGTACAGAGACAATGCTAAGAGATGGTAGATTAAAAACTTCTGATGTACTTGTACCTAATGGTGAGTTTGCAGTTAGCAGTATGCAAAGTCCTACAATTAATCCTACGGGACTACGACCTAATCAAGGTTTGTTTGATACGTTGTATAAGTTTGTTCCTGATAAACTTAATATTGTTAGGGGGACTAAAGGTTTAAAAGGTCTTGCAGAAGAAACGGGTTTGACTCCAGAGGAGGTAGCTGAAAGATTAATCCCTACACCTACCCCTGAAACAGAGCAAGGTTTTCTTTATGTAAATGAAAGAAGAATGCTTAATGACCTTATTTTTGTAGATGAGAATATACTTCCAGAGGAAGGTATAAAGCACAGTATAGGCCAAGCGTTAGGAAGAGAATTAGAAAAGCCTATGGGGACTTCCCTTACTCCTGATTATTCAGCTACAGGTTTCAAACATAATGATGTTCCGGAAAGTTTAGGAACTTTTACTTTTTTATTAGGGGATGGAGCTAAAGGTGGTTTTAAAACAAGCGATGAAGCTACAGATGCTATGGAAAAAGCTGCTGTTGGTTATAAGTACAAAGTCGTAAAAAAAGAAAATGGATTCTTTGTTGAAACTGAGTTAGACCATTATTACAACCCTTACTCTGATGTTAGAGGTTTAGATATAAAAGGGAGTACACCTTCTTGGGCTATCTCTTGGGCTTTAAATCGTTATAGAAATATTGAAGAAGATTTAATTCTCGGTTTGTCGGCTATGAAAAATGTCAACAGAAGTCTAATGCAAAAGATGGAAGACAAAGCTAAAAATGCAGTAAAAGTTCTTTCGTCAGAAGAAAATAAACTTTTATTAGATCTTCTTGAAAGGGGAGATTCTTTAGAGGAAGAGTGGCTTGACCTCGCCAGCATTAAAGCTGACTTAAGTTTGGATGTTCCTGAAGGAGTTTTTAAAGCCTATAGAGATATACGTGGCATTTATAATGACATTTATGCAATACGAGAAAAGAACTACTACAACAAACTACGTACAGCACAACAGAAGTACATAGATTTTGAAGATGGAGAAGACTTAGGTATTGGTAGGGCTGTAGAAAAAGATACAATTGACTCTGATGTAATATACGACTCTCTTTCAAAGAAGGTTATTGATATAGAAGATTTACCTGAAGGAGCTATTGTCGTTAAACTGGGTGTTCCTAAAAAAGTCGGAGAAGAGTTTTATACTTATTCTATTGTGCAGCCTAAACAGATAAAGCCTTTAGAAGCTGGTCGTACACTAAATAGACGAAAAGGTCATATTGATAGAATGTATCGGGATGCAGGTTGGGTAGTAGAAGCCCCTGCTAAAACTGCTAAGATGGTTGATGGTAAAGCAATATCAGCACCTACTATTACTCATATAGTTAAAACAAAAGCCCAAGCTGAAAAAATAGCAAGTAAAACAGAAGGCGCAATAGCTAAACAAAGCAGAGAAACGGAGGCTTTAGAAAGTGATATATTTGGAGATAGTGAAAGTGTCCAGTTTGGATATGGAGCTAGCCATTTAAAGCATCGAGGAGAGCTAGTTAAAGGTTCGGATGGGGTAGAAGGTGCAGATACATTAAATGGATTTGAGTCCTTATTTAAAAGTATTGGCAGCCTATCTTCAGCTTTAGATTATAATGCTTACCAAGCAGTGCGTATTAAATTTAACAAAGGTTTTGCAGAGTACCTTAAAGAAGGAGCTACTACAGAATTTCTTCCTGTTTGGGATGATATGATTAGTGAGGAGGGTATGAAAAAGCTTAATGCTAATCCAGATATGCGAACTGAATTCATAAACCATCATGCTTATTTAAAATCTTTACGGACAAATACAAGGGGTGAAATTTTTAAAAGTGTAGATATGGTTCTTCGTCCTATATTATCCCCTCTAAAATTTGACCCTAATACTCAAAAAGCAGCAACAGATTTACAAAGATTAACTTCTGAATTATATATTGTATGGAATGGTTTATATCAAGGTCTTCAGAACTTAGTACCTGTTTTCTATAATATGTCTACAGGTGGAACTTCTGGACTTCAAGCTGTAGCTATGCTTCCTGCTGTATTGTTAGCTTTTAAAACAGGCAATATGAAACCTCTGAACTTTATGGTTGGAGATGAGGCTTTAGCTCTTGAGTTATTTGAAGAGCTTAGTACAAATGGTTTGATTGATGCTGTAGGAAGAAGTAATGATTTCTTAGATTTAGCTCGTACAGAAGGAGCGACTGTCTCTCTTTCTAAAACAAAAGCAGGTTTAAGAACAGTTAAAAAAGGTCTTTATGACCTTCCTAGAAAAGCTTCTCTAGGTGTTCAGGAGAGTGCTATTGTAACAAACAATGCCTTAGCTTATCTACTAGAGTTTAATGAGCTAAGGAAGTCAGGGAGAGCGTTTGATGGGAAAGGGAAAGCTGATATATCCTTTCAAGCTCAAAAAAGAACACAGTCACAGAATAGTTTGGACAGGTTCGCCTATCAAAACCAAGCTAATCCTGTAGCTATGGCTGGGCAATTTATGCAAGCAGTGCATAAGTTCTTTTTGGATGCAGTAATAGAGCCTCAGTGGGAAGTTATACGTAAACCTATTAATGCTTTAATGAAACCTGTAACGGATAAACATCTTGGAAGTTTAGGTAAAAATAAAGGTAGGTATGCGGATACGTGGAATAAAGCTTTCATGTCTACACTTATTACATATGGCTTGTTTGGTTTAGAAGGAGGTATGGGGAAAGGTCTTGGTATGGCCTTAGAAGACCAGATACGTAAACAATACGAACCAGATGAGATGCCAGCTGTATTAGATGCGTTTCTTGATGGGGGTTTAAATGCAGCTATAAATTCTACAATTGAGGATGGAGGTAGTGTAGATGTAAATGCCACTATGAGTCCTTCTGCCTTTGTAGATATGTTCTCTAATCTTGTGTTTGCAGATTTCCCTCAAGTTAATATGTTAGGAGCTTCTGCTTTTATGATGGGAGGTATAGCGGAGAGTCTTCAGGCTTCCTATTATAGTATAAAAGCTTCTTGGGTTTCGGAGGAAGTTGACTGGGATGATTCGGCAAATGCTGTGTTTTTAGAAGCTGTAGAAAACTTAAAATTTCTAGATGTAGCTGTTAAGTCTTATGTTATATACTGGACAGGAAGAAATGCTTCGGCACGTTCTTTAACAAGTGACATTCCAATTTTAAAGTCAGAAGCCCTTGCTAAAAACTTAGGTATACAATCTGAAATGGCTGCTGATTACTTCTACCGTACAAACTTTGGAAAAGTTTCTTTAAAAGGTGAGGATAAGAATGCCAGTATAATAACGGATACAATGTTACAGAACTACGCAAGAGAAGCTATCGGTGCTGCTTCAGGTAACGCTCTTATGGGGAATGGTGATGTAAAGTTAGGCTTTATGGAACAAAATAAGATTAGGAGTAAATGGATTGCTACTGCAAAACTTCTTACTGACCCTGATTATCATCCTAATATAGAGAGGGCTTTTTATAATAGAGGTTTAAAGTTTGGTTCACCTGATTATGAAATATACACTAAGCCTTATTTAGATAAAGCTGTTGCAGGGAATAAAACTGAATATTACAAACTGGTAGAACAGAAAGCGCCTCAAGGTGAGGGTAGAAAAACAATTAAACATATTCGAGAAGGCACAGCCATCTTAGAGGGGAAATAGTGGTAGATTTTACAAGAGAAATTAAACAAGCAACAGAGACAGCATCCGCAACTCCACAACTTGCTGCTCCTTCTAATTCTTTAGGCGCAGATATTGTTAATGCGGTAGGCACTGGAATGCAGTTCTATCAGCAACAGCAAGCTAAGACGCAACTTCAAGAGCTGACTCAGAAACAATCTGCTCAAGAAAGGATGATTGCTGAAGGTATTATGGGCTATAGAGAGCAAAGACAAAGTATTGCTAATCAGGAAGGGATCACACGAACACAACTAGCTGAGTATGATAAAAAATTCTTATCAAGATATCCTCCTGAAATGCAATATGAAATTGTGTCTGGCACTAATAAGCTAACAGGTACAAACCTTGGTGCTATGTCTAGTTCTATCTCCGCTAAAGAAAAAGAAAAAAGAAATGCTGAAATGGATATTAAGGTAAAAAGAGCGACAATGGAAGATGCTGTTGCTTCGTCTTCTTCGAGTTCGGGATATAGTGTACATGGTATACAAGATATGTCTGAGGAGGAGTTGAGAAACCTCCATATACAAGGTCAAATAGACGCAGGAGAGAGGCAAAGGAGTTCGGCTGTTCTTACCAAAAGTATAGCTCAAGGAACTTATAATGAAATGGAAGCTAAGAAAAAAACTAAGGCGTTTCTTTCAGCAGCCCTTCCTCAATTTAGAAATCAATTCTCATCCTCTATATTAACAACTATTGATGGCTTAGGCGGTTTTAATAATATAACGGGGTTAGGAGGAAAAGAAGCTATGCTGGATGTGATACAGCTTCAAAAAAGGAGTATTCCTCAACTCATACTTGAACAACAACAAAACGCTAAAGATAAAGGTATAACATATTCTCTCGAACAACAAAATGCTTTTAAAACAGCGGCTACAGAAGAAATAACTAGAGCCGAAGAACTCTTATCAGATGAGTCTTATGTTAAATTGTTTGATGCTCAAAATGATAGGATTTTAAGAGACGGTTTATTTAAAATGTCTACTTCTAGTGATCCCCAAGAAAGGGCAGCCGCTATATCTACATTAATGATGATGTCTTCAAATATACCTCTAGGTGATGTGGAAAAATCAGCTATAGCTAAAATTACAAGTAGAGCTATTTCTGGACAAATAAGATTCAATATTGAGGATGATGAGTCTACCCCTGCACAAAAAGTAACTGTGCTTACGGAAAAGATTAAACAAGAATCTCTTGGAGGAGGTTATAGCGAAACGGACAAAAAACATAACGCAGCCATAGTCTTAAATTCCATTACGGGAACGAAGCAGGAAGTAAATGCTTTTGCTAACGCTGGTGGGATAAATAAATTAGCTCGTTCTATAGCTAGTACAGAAGGAAAAAGTTTATCTTTAGAAGCTTACGCTGAAATAGAAGAGGCTTTGTTTTCAGAATCTTACAAAAGAGTAAGTGCTGCTCAAGCAAGAGCAATTAATACTCAAACATCAAGAACGTATAGTGCGGGTACAGGAAGATCTTCTGATAGAATAATGGTGAGTACGGATGTGCTTAAAAACTTTTCTCTTAGTCCTGATACGGGGCTGCTAGAAAACATAAGTGGTTCATACGTAGTACCAGATAGTGTTAAAAGATATAATTCTTATATGAAGGATTTATTTAAAAGTTTTGAAATCTTAGGTGTAGACGAAGGGAGAGTTAAGGATTTTATAGATAATGCTATAAAGTCTATGATGGTTCTTGAAGGAAAGCAGCCAGTAATAACTCCCGTAAAAACTAAAAAAGAGAGTGTAGCTGCTCCACCTCCAACACCTAAACTTACTCAGATAGATTACTCAGATTATGACGATGGGATGTATGAAGATGAGGAAGGGAATCAGATAAAAATCCGTAAGGGTAAGGTTGTCTAATGGATAAAAAGAAAGCTGTCTTAAAAAGAGTAGCAACTGAAGAAGAAAAAGTTGCTAAGGTTTTCTCATCTCATAAAGAAGATATAGCTCTTCTTATAAGCACTCTTAAAGAAGCAGGGGAAGCCTCTCAGAGTACAACAGAAAGTATCTTAGATAGGAAGTCAAAAGAAACAGAACTACTTGTACAGACGCTTAGAGAAGCTGTAGTAGAGGGTAACAAAGAAGATACTCTTACACCTCAGATTTTATTGCAAACTGTTAAGCAATTAGATGTGTTAGAGAAGAGTATCCTTGGGATGATTGTAAGCATACAAGATTCTAATAAGGAAGTGGCTAAAGCAATAGCGGAGAGTAATTTAAAGCTAGTTGATTCTATTGAGAAGACAAGGAAAACTGATTACAAAATGAAAATAAACAGGGCTGGTGGCTCTATTAACGAAATAACAATTAAGGCAGATGTATAATGGCACTTATTACAGACCCAGATAACCTAAACCAAGGCATAGAAATAGTAATTAATACTACTGCTTTGACTATTACACTCGCAGTAGCAGGTAATCTATCTAACGATGGTGTTACAGGGCAAGCGTTGTATTCGTTCTTAAAAGAAGAATGGCGTACCGATGATACTAAGATACCCTTTGATTTCCCAATGGTGGCAATCACGCCAGAGCAATACGAATTCGTAGAGGGTTGGGTTCTAGTAGATGATACAAGTCGTAACCTTGTACGTTCTGCTGGTTGGAGAGAGATAGATGCAGGTAGTGCAGTTAACAGGGAATATATGGGGGTCATATCCCTTGGTGACATTGACGCTTCTGATACGGCTCATTATGCTTTTTCATCTCAGTCTACTAAAACTGACTTCGCTTTTGCTGGTGTTATTAACCAAGGGGTTCAAACTTTCGGTGATGCTAGTAATGGTAATTTTGATTATCGAGCAGAGACCTTAACTCTATACATTCGTACACAGGGTAAGCTATACGGCTCACAGACTACTACCGACATCGGTGTATCTGATTTGTCTTATATTGCTTACCGATTCCCGTTATCAGAAAGTAATGACTTAAAGATTACAACTTCTGATGGTGATATCAGTACATTAGCTCCGTATACAGGGATGAGTATTACTTATGGTGCTGTAGCTCGTAGCATTGGAGGTACTCCGTATAACTACTCAATAGTTATAGATGGTAACAATGCCACTGCTGAACAGATATATCAGTATGTCCAATACCAACTACGCCAAAATGTAGACATTGATGATGGTGCAGGCAGTGATAATGGGCTTCTAGCTGAGTCTATGTTACAATTTGTAGGGGATAACCTAGAAACAATATTAACATCTACTGGTGGTGTTTACATTGATAACTTCAATAGTAATGATACCAACAGAATAACGTTTACAGATGATACTGGCGTAGGTCGTACATTCCCATTCGTAGCAGCAGGGAGTATATCTTTTAATGCCAACCTTCAAAGCGACGCTAGTGCGATTTACCGTATGTTTTATACTACTAATCCCTCTGGAAATTTTGGTACTTCAAGTGCTATTTTGGTAGATAATAATAGTGCTGTTGATATTTCAGGTGCTATCTCTGGCTCTCAAAGTATTAGTTTTGATTTCGATTACGATGGTAATGTACAAGGCGGCAGGACAGCCGCAACCGATGCTGATGTTACTATTGTAGCTATTGGCTTGAACTCTGCACAATACGTTGTTGCAACAGGTACGATAACACGAGCGGTTGGGTTGAACTTCTCGCTAGTTGCACCTCTTGAACGTAACTATACTAATCCAGCATAAGAGATAGATAATGGCTACTATTACATCAAGCTCAACTCGTATTACTGTCAGCGGAGCTTACAAGGCTTTTGTTAGCGGTTCAGGTAGCTCAACAACCGTTATTCAATATGCCTCTGGCAACGCTCCTACTTCTGGTGATGCAGGGCGCTTTCTGTTGTGGAAGGTCAACCCTTCTTTAACTGCAACGTGGGAAATTAGGTACATTGAAAGTGCTACATCTTCAACAATAACCGTGGGCGATGGGGGGTTTAAAAGCTCACCACCGTCAGGTGCTTCTTTTACTATAAGCACAAACCTTGCTGATATTGAAGCGGCAACAACGGCTTGTACGGTTGCAGGTAAATCTTACTCGTTTAACGGAAGAGATTGGAGTGTGACTGGTAGTGGTTTCTTAGCAGATGTAGATGTTTCGATAGACACGAAAAACCAAAGCGCGTTATCGTCTTGGCAAGCCGCAAACGGCTGCGCTGTGCAGTTTGGAAGATTAACAGGTGGTGAAGCTAACGGTTCGACAATCACAAGGCAAGGTTGCTATATCTCATTAGATAACGCTAGGACTTCATTTGGCTCAAACGTCTTTGGCAATGGCGGTTCGGAAGTAGCTAACGGCCCCGTCTTTAATTTTTACGGTTGTTACATTAAAAACTACACAATCTCAGCGGGAAGCTGGGCTTTTATGAGAGGTACTGGGCCAGTAAGAATGATTGGTTCGATATGGGATGGGCCAATAGGTGGGGCTTTTTATCATTCTGCTAGTGAGTTGGTAGATACTAAATTCAGAGGTAACACTAATTTAACACCTGCTTGGTCGATACGTGCAACCTTTGGAAGAGACGTATCTAATGTTCAGTTTGCCAATGGGTTAGCGGCATTTAAGACTCATCTCACTTATACAGGTGTGTTCCGGGATACTGTCTTTGATTTAGACTCTCTTAACACTGTAGTTTTTCTGCAAAGTCAAAGTTCAGGTGGCGCAACTCTGGTTGACTGCACTACTTTTACAGATGCAGACATCACAGACAGCGGAAGCGGTTATGTATTTCAGGCCAAAAGCGTCAACTACACTCTGGCGAATGCAGGTGGTACAGGTCTGTCAGGAGTAAAGGTAGCTATATATGATACAGATGGGACTATACAAGATGCTATACGCACAAGTTCAAGCGGTGCAGTTAGCGAAATTGTAACTATTTTTAACAAGTATCAAGACAGAGCACCTTCATCAAACAAAACCCCCTTTGACATACGAATTAGAAAGTATGGTTATATCTACTCAGGTTTTCAAAGTGCAGTTAGTGAACCTATTAGACAGGAAGTCAGGCTGCCAGTGAATACCAATCTCGTATCTAACGAGGCACAAGCGGCAGCGATTACTGGGATTTCTCTTAACTTTGCTACTGAAACAGTCACGATAACCTCTAATCACAACGCGCAAAGTCTTTATGATTACTACCAGTATCAATTAACGCAGACAGCTAACATGACGTACGGTGAAGACTTAATACGCACAGGTAATTCGTTTAATTTTGATGATTGGGATATGGTCGTAAACGGAGCAACTTACACTGGTGATGCAACTACTACAGGCACGATAAGCCTAACAGACGGTGGTGTATTCAACGGTGTTAGAACAGATACTAACGGTACAGTAGCTCCACCTGTCACCATTACGCTTACCAACCTACAGCCAAACTCAGAAGTACGCGCATACGTTGGCACAAACCCCGCTACAGCGGTAGAAATTGATGGTGTTGAAAATAGTGGAACGTTATTTACGTTTAGTCAAACTGAAGCGGGTAATGATGGATATATTGTTGTTGCGGCACAAGATTACGAAAATTTGAAAATCAATCTAACTTATGCCTCAGAAAACCAGTCAATACCTATTCAGCAACGGTTCGATAGAAATTACAGGAATGAATAATGGCAGTAGCTACATTTGATGGAGACACACTTCTAATACAATTGCCGACTACAGGTACGTATTATGTTGAATCTGAATTATATAGTGCATGGAAGGAGTGGGTGCTGCTAAATGATAATGCGAAGTACCCCATAGCCTTTGAGACAACGGGTGGGGATGACATAGGGGGTGGGCAACAGATAGCCCCATACTTCTTCTGTAGGAATGATTTAGGGTGGAGAATAAAAGCACCTTCTGCCAATGGGGAGGTTATTGTAGTAGGTAACTTATTCCCTCGTAACTCCTTATCACCCATGTTTGTAGAGAGTGGGGGGTTTGATGCATTTATAAGACAGGAAGTATCTACTCGCGCAGTGGTAGTAGAGACAGGAGTATCAGGATTAACATCTGGGGAGTCTCAGATACTAAGTACAATGAACTCATTAGTAGATGAACTGCATAAATTGCAAGGACTCGATAATTCAAATCCTTTAATAGTTACACAAACGCAAAGGTCAGTAGGGAGCATTGTTCAAGCATTGACAGGGGATGGTCTTAATACAACAACAGTAACACGTCAATGAACCCGTTTAAGATAGCTACAGATGGTCTGCTAGGTGATACATTAGAGATTGCAGTTAGAGGTCTGCTATCTATTACGGATGTAGTAGATGTACCATCAGGTGGTTCTAGAATAGTGTTTAAGGATAATCTAGATGATGAGTTGTTATTAATAGCATCCTCTTTTACTACAATTCTTAACAAAAGGATTTAATTAGAAGGTAGGATTAGTAATGATGTATAGATAATTACTTAAGGATTATCTTTAATGTAATCAATATTTAAAATCTGTCAAGCATAAATGCGATGAACGGTCTATATTATACGATGAATGACATATTAAGAGGAAATTATGCCAAAGAAAGGTGAAACATCA